TAATTGATAGTGATATTGATAGAGTTCAAAATGGTATAACCAATATAAGGAAAGACACAGATGAAAAAGTTAGTAATGTTGACATTCTTACTTTTAACGAGCTTGTCAAGTTTTTCACAGACCGATACGGAGAAAGACTCGGTAGTGAAACTTCAAGTTCCGATAGTGAGACTAGTAATTAAGGATTTAGTAACTTACGATGGTATAAAACTTGAATTAGACAAGACCGTTGAATTATTAACACTCGAAAGACAAAAAGTTGGTGTTAAAGATTCGATGATTTCTAATTTAAATACAAAAGTGGTTAATCTACAAGAAATCATCAATAAAACCAACGAACAATTTGAGGTTGAAACTCAAAAATCAAAAGATTTGTTGAAAGAACTAAAAGGACAAAGAAGAACTACCTTCTTATACAAATTAGGAACTACTGTGGGTATGATAGCAACCACAGTTTTATTACTTGGTAAATAATGGCCAAACAAAAATTAAAGGAAATAATAAAATTAGAGTATCAGAAATGTGCTACTAACCCCATATACTTTATGAGGAAGTATTGTATGATACAACACCCTGTTAGGGGTAAAATTCCTTTTCATTTGTATCCATTCCAAGAAAAAACACTTACTCAATTTAAAGACCATCGTTATAACATTATTCTCAAATCAAGACAGACTGGTATTTCTACTTTAACTGCTGGTTTCTCTTTATGGAAAATGTTATTCAATCAAGATTTCAATGTTCTAGTAATTGCAACCAAACAAGAGGTTGCAAAAAACTTGGTAACCAAGGTTCGAGTAATGAATCAATACTTACCTTCTTGGTTAAAACAAGAAACAGTAGAAGATAATAAACTATCACTCAGATATGCGAATGGTTCTCAGATTAAAGCAACTTCAGCTGCTGGAGATGCTGGTCGTTCGGAAGCCTTATCACTTTTAGTATTTGATGAGGCAGCGTTCATTGATAAGATTGAAGAGATTTGGGTATCTGCACAATCTACCTTATCAACGGGTGGTAATGCAATTATTTTATCAACTCCAAATGGTGTAGGTAATTTCTTTCACAAAACTTGGGTAGGTGCAGAAGAAGGAACAAACACTTTCAATACTATTAGATTACATTGGTCAGTTCACCCAGAAAGAGACCAAAGTTGGAGAGATGAACAAGAAGTTTTATTAGGACCAAAAGGTGCAGCACAAGAATGTGATTGTGATTTTGTTTCTTCCGGTGATACTGTAATTGACCCACAACTTTTAGAGTTTTATAGACAAACTTATATTCAAGAACCAATTGAAAAAACAGGTTTCGATGGAAACCTATGGAAATGGGAATATCCAAACTACTCAAAATCTTATATGGTAGTTGCCGATGTTGCTCGTGGAGATTCAACTGACTACTCTGCTTGTCATGTTATTGATATAGAAGAGGCTTCTCAAGTTGCTGAATATCGAGGTAAGTTAGACACCAAAGATTTTGGAAACTTCCTTGTATCACTTGCTACTGATTACAATCAAGCTTTACTCGTAATTGAAAACGCGAATATTGGTTGGGCAGTAATTCAACAAGTAATTGATAGAGGATACGGAAACTTATTCTACATGAGTAAAGACTTGAAGTATGTAGATGTAGAAAACCAACTATCAAATAGATACCGTGCCGAGGAACGAGGTATGGTTGCAGGTTTTTCGACAACTTCTAAAACACGACCTTTGATTATATCAAAGTTAGATGAGTATATTAGAGAAAAATCAGTAACAATTCGTTCATCTCGTTTAATTGATGAGTTATTCACTTTTATATGGAGGGGAAATCGTGCCGAAGCGATGCAAGGATATAACGATGATTTAACGATGTCATTAGGAATTGGTCTTTGGGTTCGTGATACAGCATTAAGATTAAGACAAGAAGGAATTGATTTAACCAAACAAGCGTTAGGTGGTATTGGTGCCTCTAATTACGATGCTGTTGGGTTTGGTGGTAATGCATACAATGATTCGAACCCATGGGAAATGGATAACGGTGCAGGTGGTAAGGAAGATTTAACTTGGTTAATTCGATAATCTTATATTTATATTGTATGGGGGATTTATTATGATATCATTAAAAAATTTAATTAACGAAGAATCAACATACTGCGAAGAATATATCGTAGAAAATTATCATGACATCAAAGAATTTTGTGAGTTCATGAAAGAATACAAAGCCGATGTAAACGAAGCTGAGTATCAAGGTAGAGAAGTTCCTCTTGGCAAACCAATGCAAGGTGATGTTAAAAAATTCAAAGTTTATGTTAAGAATCCACAAGGTAATGTTGTAAAAGTAAACTTCGGTGCAAAGGGTATGAATATTAAAAAGAACAACCCAGAGAGAAGAAAATCTTTTAGAGCAAGACACAATTGTGATAATCCAGGTCCAAGACACAAAGCGAGATATTGGTCTTGTAGAAAGTGGTAATATAAACAAATAAAATAAAGGTTATAATATAGTAAAAGAGAAATAAAATGGCAGATACTTCATTTTTTGGAAGATTAACAAAATTATTCCGCTCACAGGCGGTAGTAACTATCGATAAAGATGGTAAGAGAAAAGTGTTTGATGGTGATGAGCGTCAACAAACAAACCTATCTTCTTTACGAGATAGATACACCAAATTACAGAAATCTTTCTATGAACAAGCAGGTGGTGCACAATCAATGGCATACCAACAAGTTCGTAGAGAAGTTTTTAGAGATTATGATGCAATGGATAATGACCCTATCCTTGCCTCCGCACTTGATATCTACGCTGACGAATCTACTCTGAAAAATGAGTTTGGTGATGTAATGACTATTACTTCAGATAATCAACAAGTTCAAGAAATTCTTAATAATTTATTCTACGATGTGTTGAATGTTGAATTCAACTTATGGCCTTGGGTAAGAAATATGTGTAAGTATGGTGATTTCTTCTTAGGTATGGAAATTGCTGAAGGTAAAGGTATTGTCAATGTAACTCCTCATTCAGTTTATAATACAGAAAGATTAGAAAGAACCGACCCATCAAATCCAAACTCGGTAAAATTCAAAATTACCGAAGACCCAAATGGTAAAGAAGAATATGAAAACTTTGAAGTAGCACATTTCCGTCTTTTATCGGATACAAACTGGCTACCATATGGTAAATCGATGTTAGAGAATGGTAGAAGATTGTGGAAACAATTATCTCTAATGGAAGATGCAATGTTGATTCATAGAATCATGAGAGCACCAGAGAAAAGAGTTTTCAAAATTGATATTGGTAATATCCCACCAACAGAAGTAGATAACTATATGCAGAGAATCATCAATAAGATGAAGAAAGTTCCTTTCATCGATAGAAACACTGGTGATTACAACTTAAAGTATAATATGCAAAACCTAACAGAAGATTTCTACTTACCGGTTCGTGGTGGTGATAGTGGAACTTCTATTGATAACCTACCGGGTTTACAAGGTGCAGAAATTGAAGATATTGATTACTTAAAGAACAAAATGTTTGCAGCATTAAAAATTCCTCGTGCCTATTTGGGATATGAAGAAAATGTAAATGGTAAAGCAACACTTGCTGCAGAAGATGTTAGATTTGCTAGAACAATTGAAAGAATCCAAAGAACTGTAATTTCAGAATTATCTAAAATTGCTATTGTTCATTTATATGCACAAGGTATTCAAGATTCTGAAATGACCAACTTTGAATTACAATTAGTTAATCCATCAACTATTTATGAACAAGAAAAAGTAAATCTTTGGTCAGAAAAAATTAGATTGGCTCAAGATATACAAGGTCTTAATATGTTAAGTAAAGATTGGGTTTACGAAAATATCTTTAAATTATCAGGTGGAGAACAAGATATCCAACGAGTTAAAATTCTTGATGATTTAAAAGATAGATTCAGATTCCGTTCTATTGAAGATGAGGGTAATGACCCGGCAATGGAAGATGAAGAACCTGAAGATGTAGAAGAATCGTTACAAAATCTTAAAAATGAATTAAAAGATAAAGGTGGTAGACCACGAGAAGGGGGAACTTATGGAAAAGATAAACACCCTTATGGTAGAGACCCACTAGGTGATGAAGAAAGAACCTCGAAAAGAAGTAGAACTTCAGAGGACAAGGCTATAGAATATATTTCTGGTATTGCAGCAAAACGAAAGTATTTACATGAAA